GATCTGTGATCGGACCCACTCTAGGTAAGGTTTGATAACTTACCTCTTGTGCCATCTTATGGCTCGCGTGAGCGAGGTGGTTTTCTGGCCACTCACAAGGAATCTTCCCATGGCTTTTAAGGTTACTCGCAACGTCACTCGAATCAATAATCTGGAGCCCGAGCTCGGTCCGCACTTAGTCCTTAGGGATTATGTACGGTCCGAGCAGAGTCCCAGGGATTCGAAGGGGCAGCTTGTTCTTAGAAGCAATGAGCTTTACGCTGAACGACGTCAACAGACGTACCGGCGTGATTGGAAGGACCCTATTAAAGGAACGAAAGGTCAGCCCTCGATTGATACTCAACCTTTTGTCTTCGGACAATCGGATGATGCGGCAGTTGAGCAAGCTTGGTCTCGTTTCCGCAATAGGTTGCATAAGGGTGACGCTTCGTTAGGTGTCACCCTTGGTAGCTTTGGTCAAACTCTCTCCATGGTTACCGGTCGCCTTAACCAGGTTGGTCGCGTACTCTCACGAGTGCGCAGCCTATCTGATTACGGGATGATGCGGAAGGCCATGTCGGAGAGTTCCCTAAAGCGTCAGGGTATAGGCAAGACTGCCGCCAATAACCACCTCGAAGTGGTTTTTGGTTGGCTTCCCCTTTACTCTGATATCACCTCCTCAATGGACGTGCTTTCCTCGACCCCAAAGGGCGAGTTCATAGCCACTCGTGGTAAGTCCTCTAACTTTTATACCGGTAAGTACGTTTCGGGTTACGAATCTTACGTGGAAACACGTCAGATCGAATCCGTTGCGTCTATCGGTGCTAAGGTAGAGATAACTAACCATAACGTCTGGCTTGCAAATCGGCTGGGCCTTATCAACCCTGCCGTCGTGGCCTGGGACCTAGTCCCTTGGTCATTTGTGGTGAATATGTTCGTTAATGTTAACGAGGTCGTCAGATCCTATTCGGATTATGCTGGCCTGTCATTATCGAACGTTTCCCAAACTGTCACCTCAAAAGAGGTGTTTGACGCCTCTTCTACGTATTCCTGGCCTAGTCAAGGCATCTACGGCTCTTCAGCTGTCGGTGCGTTTAACAAAGTCAAGACTCGTAGAGTTGGTTTGTCTCCTCCCCGACCTTCTTTTCAGGTTCGATTGCCAGGTATGAACTTGGGGTTGGCTGCTATTGCATCCTCCCTTCTCGTTCAACAGGGTGACCGAATCAGTAAGTTAGTCGGATATCACAAATAACCCTTAACGGGTTCCAGAAAATTTAATTTATATGGCTAAAGCCGTCGACCTTGTCCTGAAGAACGCTGCCGCTGTCAACAAGACCTTCGCTCTGATCAATCCTGCTTCGGGTTCTACTCCTGCTCTTTGGTGGTTGAAAGAAGGTGCCAATTCGGCACTTTTCCCTTCCATCGAAGCTAGTGCTCGACCCAATGCTGGAAAGACAGCGCGCAAGGCTCAGTTGACCCTGAAGCTGCCTTCGTCGTACGTTCAGCCTGTCACTGGGCTCGCGATCCCGGGTCCGGCCACCTTGATCAACATCACGGTGACCTCCCCGATTACGTTTCCCGAGTCCCAGAAGGACGATTTCGTCGCCTATGCGGCAAGCCTCGTGAATGATGCGCTGATCAAGCAACTCATTCGCGATGCGGTCGCTGCTAACTAAGCAGCTTCCCTTCGGCTTACTTTTCTAGGAGATTGAATTGTCCTTACCTTGCCAACAATTGGTCAAGGTGCTGATCACACTCTGTGACAGCATCGACAGTGAGATGGCTCGCGCTGTAAAACGCCTTGCTCTCTCTGCTGAGTGGCTTGAGCTTCAAAAGCTCAAGGTCAATCCCGCTTTGTACGATGACCCAGAGCGTCTTTTCCAAGACAATCTGTGTGTTGATTTCCTCCGTAAGGCGGACATCGACACATCAATCGATAAAGTGGGCGTAGCCGTTCGTACGTTTTTTGACTGTGAAGTCGAAAACAAGCGAACTAACGACAGACTGTCCCGTTTCTTGCCAGAATCCCTTCTTATAGAAGGCCCTGGTGAGAACGCTATCTATGAGTTCATCATGGATGTGCGTAAAGAGGTTCAGTTTATTGTCGGAAGGCTACCGGACGATCTCACCGCCAGCTTCGGCGGTGGTTCCACGTTCTTGGATAAGGGGCAGTTAATAACTATCCCGGACAAATTGTCCTCTAAGCCTACTTTAGTAAAAGGTTCCTATGACTTGGTCGCTCCTCTTTTTAGAGGGACGGCCTGGGATCGCGCTCTGCGCGGGGACTTTTCTAAAGAAGTTGTTTTCGTTAAAGGCAACCGTTTTGCCACCGTTCCCAAAGATGCCTCAAAACATCGAGGGATTGGTGTCGAACCTAGCCTGAACATTTCCTATCAGCTTGCTGTAGGAAAAATTCTTAAACGAAAGCTTCTGAAGGTTGGGATCGATCTCAAACATGGTCAACAGGTCCACAGAGACCGTGCTCTAGCAGCATCGGTAACTGGGATCGACGCCACGATCGATCTGAGCAATGCCAGTGACACTCTTAGTGTCAACCTCGTTAAGCTCCTCCTTCCGGAGGAGTGGTACGAATTGCTCACCTCTCTGCGGTGCCCATATACCCTGATCGAAGGCAAGTGGGTTAAGCTGGAGAAGTTTTCCTCTATGGGAAACGGATTCACTTTCGAACTAGAAAGCTTGATTTTCTCTGCCATCACTCGCGTGGTGGCTCGAAAGCATAGCGGCCTAGTAGATCGCGTCCTCGTGTACGGAGATGACATTATTTGTAGTGTCATCGACGCTCCACACGTCTTGAAGGCTCTTGCTTACTTTGGGTTCACTCCCAACGTAAATAAAACCTTTGTCGACGGGGATTTTAGAGAGAGTTGTGGTGGTGACTTCTTTAAAGGTATGCCCGTGAGGGCTCACTTCGTGAAGGAATTACCAAATGAACCGCAACATTGGATCGCACTTGCCAACGGCCTTCGTAGACTGGCTTACTCAGACAGTCGTACTCATGGTCGGTGGCATTATCTTAGGGATGCTTGGCGCGCTTGCGTGGCTTGCATACCTAGTGCTATCCGAAGGCTTACGGGTCCTTCAACCCTTGGCGACGTAGTACTCCACGTCGACGAGTTTCATTCTGAAACTCGTAGGTTGAAGGACGGATCGGAAGCTCGGCTCGTGAGAGCCTATGTCCCGATTCCAAAGGTGCTTCCTTGGCATCATTGGCGTGAGTCAGTGCAGCTGGCTGCTGCACTAAAAGGTATACCAAGTGCCGGTGTTACCCCCCGAGGGGGCATAACTGGTTACAAAGTGAAGTGGGTCCCCTTATGGGGACTCGCTGATCCTTGGTTCCTT